TGCTCCGTAAGGGTTTGGGAATGTTCGGCAAGGAAAGCGGTTATATTCAAGGTCAGTTGATAGGCAACTTGGATAAATTGATTTCTGACTTGAAGAAGGAAAAGACCGCTCTGCAAGGGGCATCTAAGATTTTCACGGAAACTACCAAGACGGACAAGGGTAAGGAAACAGAGACAAAACTCAAGTCTTTGAGGGATGAAATTACCAAGACCTACGAAGGCGCGCTCGCAAAGGCGACGGAACGAATCAAGAATGCGAAAGACGCTCAGGAAAGTTTTGCTAAGAGTGTCAAGGGCAGTATTCAGGAAATGGCTTCGCTTGGGCAAGCATTCGCCACAATAGAAGAAAACAGTGCCAAAGTTAAGGAATCACACGATGCTCTAAGCGCGTCCGTCAGCGAGGCGATGCTGTCGGTTTCTACCTTTACGGGCATTATTGAAGGTCAAACAGCGGCGCAGGAAGCGTTGAAACAATCTTTACTTGGTCAAAGCAACGCGCAATCGGTGGTCAACGCTTTGCAGGAACGACAAGGGGTGCTTCAGAGAAGGTACCAGAATGCCACTTCGCGGGGCAGGGCACAAAAACATTATGACGAGTTATTGGTTGTTACCGCAGAACTTACCAAGGCACAGGAAAACTTAGCACTTTCTAATAAGGCTGTTGACGATGCCCAGAAAGAATCCGACAAGGTTGGCGGGTCTTTTACTGAGGGATTGCGAAAGAGGGTGCAGGAAGCAAAAGAATTTGGGGAGAAGTTAAAGAAACTTGAGACTCTTGGTTTAGGGAAAGACGCTCTGAGCCAAGTGATTGGGGCTGGCGCGGTCGCTGGCGGGGCTATGGCTGACGAGTTGATTAAGGGAGCAACCGATGGTTTGGACACGATTGGCGAAACAAATAGGTTGGTTCAAGAGGCGTCTGATTTGGCTAAAGAAATTGGGGTGGGGATTGCCGATTCGTTTTACAATGTGGGTGCTGTTGCTGGTCAAGCAACGATAGACGCATTTAAGGCACAGGCGGAGCAGGCAACCGTTTTTGCGGACAGAGTTAAGCAACTGGTTGCTTTGGGTCTTAACGAGACAAATCTTCAGCAGGTGTTGGCGGCTGGTGTTACTGCTGGCACAAAGATGGCGGACAGTTTGATTGCTGGAGGGCAAGATGCGATTGAGCAAACAAACAAAATCCAAACCGCTCTTGAAAATGCGGCGGGTTCGGCGGCTCAAGCGGCGGCGCATAAGTATTATGATGCTGGTATTGCTTTTGCACAAGCCATTTACGATGGTTTGAACGCTCAATGGACGGCATTGAAGCCCAAACTTGACCAGATGACAATACCTCAACTTAGAGGCGCTCTTGCTGAAGCCGTAGAAAATGCTAATGCTGTTACACAGCCGGGGGTTGACATCAAGACTCCGATTATGAACGCTGACTACAACTTGGCAAACAGTGGGCTACCGACCCTTGACCTATCAAATATTGACTTCGCTTCGCTTCTTGCAGGTCTTGAGGGTCAAAACTTTGGTATGGGCACTTTGATGGCTGACGGTGGCATCGTGACTCGCGCCACAAATATCGTGGCGGGCGAGGCGGGTGCAGAGGCAATTATTCCTTTGTCTCAGGCTGGCAAGTATTTGGGTGGTGGCGACGGGGGTGGCGATACCTACAACATTCATATCCACAGCAAGATTGCGGATAATTCGTTGCCTGATTTGATTGTTGCTGAACTGCGTAAGTTCAATAGGCGTTCTGGCGCGATAGATATTCAGGTAAGATAAATGGGAGGTTTGAATGATGTCGGCACATACCTCGTTGAACTTGACGCTGGTTTCTATCAGGACATTTTTACCTTGGATGATGATGTTCTAGGTATTCTTGATGAAGATTTTTTAGATGGTTCAACTAACTTTTTTGATGTAACCGAATATGTAACAAATGTTTCTATCAAGCGTGGGCGTAGTAGCCAAGACGCACAGTTTGGCGCGGGTACATGCACTATTACGATTGATGATGCAGTCGGGCAGGATAAATTCAGTGTGGCTAACAGTGCAAGCCCATATTGGAATGTTGAAAGAGGCAGGCTTGGCTTTGAACCTCGGCGCGCGGTTCGCATTTCACGCAATGGGGAGTTTTTGTTTGTTGGATTAATCATCAAGTACAATACCGAGTTCAACATAGACAATCACAACATGATAAGTGTGGATTGTGTTGATGCGTTCCTCAATCTGACGACCACGACCTTCTACAATATAACCCCACCTGCCGAGACATCAGGAGAGCGGGTGGACAGGATATTGGGTTTACCCGAAGTGGATTTCCCAACGGTTCCTGCACCAGTTATCGCGCTTGGGGAAGCAAACCTTTCTCAGCCTCTCACCCCTCTTTCTGCACAAACCCCCCTTGCTTATTTTAATTATCTTATTGAAAACGCCGAACAAGGCAGAATGTATATAAGCCGTGAAGGTGTTTTTTATTGGGAATCAAGAACGCCACAAAGCACCGATGTGGCACCTCTTATTGTCTTTGGTGATGACCCGTCTGATGCAACACAAATACCATATAAATCGCTTGAGGTAATTTATGAGTAGGAACGGTCATGGCTGAGGCGGTTGCTAGTTCAAGTTCAATCCGCAGGGACAGTATTGTCAATGAGGTTGTCGTCGTCGTGGAGCCTAATGTTTTAGAGCCAGCACCGAACGACCAAGAGGTTGCCTCCGTTGATTCGCAAACAAATTACGGGGTTCAAAGTGTTGTCATTCAAAATTCCCCTCTTGCCACCGACGCTGATGCGTTGTTGCTGGCTGAGTATTTGTTAAGACCAGAACCTAATTTTTGGTTTACGGGGCTGAGTCTAAGTATGCACGCATTGACCGCCTCTGAACAGGCTTTAGTGGCGACGCTTGACATTGGTGATTTCTTGGGTGTGGTCAAATCCTTCAAATATGGCACCCCTTCTGTGGTTCAGAAAAATCTTTATATTGAAGGTATTGAGCATAGAATTTCCGCTCAAACGCATACTATGGAACTGCATTTTTCGCCTGTTGGCTACTCGCAGGCTTGGGATGAGGTCACTCCGACCCTCACTTGGCAAGGGGTACCTGCTGGTCTATCATGGGTTAATCTGATTTGGACGATTCTTTAAGGCATATATGGCTGGCACAACTACTAACTTCGCGATTCCGTATCCTTCTGTTACTGATTATGTAACTGATGGTGCTACTGCCATGCGTAGTATTGCTGAACAGGTTGATGCTGTTTTGTTTACTGGTTCTTCTTCAGGCAATCTGCTTATCAATGGGGCTATGCAGGTTGCGCAAAGGGGTACAAGCACAGCAAGTATCACTGGCACTAATTACTACACAGCAGACCGTTTCCAATTTCTTATCAACACGCTTGGCACATGGACACAGACAATAGAAAATGATGCACCTACTGGTTCTGGTTTCCGTAAATCAATAAAGAACCTTTGCACAGTTATTGATACACCTGCTGCTGGTGATTATTGCATTACTGAACAAGTAATTGAAGGACAAAATCTGCAAGCAATTAGAAAAGGTACTGCATCAGCGCAATCAGTTGTTTTGTCTTTTTGGGTAAAAGCCAATAAAACAGGTACTTATATTTGTCAGTTGCGTGATGACGATAACAGCAGGTCTGTTTCTAAGTCATACACAATCACAGCATCAGCAACTTGGCAATATGTTTCTATTGTATTCCCTGCTGATACAACAGGTGTATTTGATAATGATGCTAATGGTTCTTTGCGTGTGCGTTGGTGGTTGGGTGCTGGTTCTACATTTTCATCAGGCACATTGAATACCACATGGCAAACAGAAGTTCAAGCCAATGTTGCTGTTGGTCAGGTGAACCTTGCAGATACTCTAAATAATTATTGGCAGATGACTGGTGCGCAACTAACTGTTGCTTCTATTGCTACACCATTTGAGTTCAAATCGTTCGCTGATGACCTGCTTGATTGCCAACGGTATTTTCAAGCAAGTAGATATTCAAATATGCCACCATCAGGTTATAGTGCAACAGGTGCATCTTTTTTGACAGCCATGTCTAATTTTGCGTCATTATGTCTTGCAACTGGAACTTTGTTTACTGTGCCAATGAGAGCAACACCTTCAATTACCATGTGGTCTACTGGTGGCACTCTCAATAGAACCAATGTTGTTGGCATTGGTGATTATGTTATTTCTACACCTGAAGCAACAGAAAGAGGAATTCATAGAGTTGGTAATACTGGAATGAGCGCAAATATGACTGGTGAATTTTTATGGCAAGCGTTGGCTGAATTATGAGTTTTTATCAAATAGCCACAACAGCAAACAATGTTCAAATTATTGTAAAAGATAATGAAATGTGGATTCCTTGCGATGAAGGCAATGTTGATTATCAAGCGTATCTTGCGTGGGTTGCTGAAGGTAACACAGCAGAAGAATGGCAACCAGAAAGTGAAGGTAACTAATGGCTGGTCTTGGTGCAAAACTCTTTTCATCGTTCACTAAACTAACTGCGGCACAAGTCAATGGTTATTTGATGGACCAAACCATCATGCGGTTTGCCACATCGGCGGCTCGCGATGCGGCTTTTGGTGGTGCAGGTGAACCAACACTTGCTGAAGGTATGACCTGTTATCTTGATGATTTGAATGTGTTACAGACATACACAGGTACAGCATGGGTAAGTGTTGCATCAACTAGTGGCGCAATATTGCAAATAGTCAATTCTGCATACAGCACTGCAACAACAAACAATACAAGCACATTTGCAGATACAGGTTTGACAGCAACGATTACACCTACATCAACATCTAGTAAAATACTAGTAATGATTTCACAAAATGGTTGTTTCAAAACTAGTGCCAATTCAGAAAACCGTATGAATGTAAGGTTGATGCGTGGCGCAACAAACATTGCAAAAGTATCTGGTGACTTGTTTTTATATACCAACACAGCAGATAGTAATGGTGGTTCTACTTCTATTTCTTTTATGGATAGCCCAGCAACAATTAGTGCTACTACCTACAAGACCCAGTTTTCAAACCCACACAACACTGCTGCTGTTATAGCCCAAGAAGGTAGCGCAGTATCAACAATAACGCTTATGGAAATTAGCGCATAGTGAATGAAATTGTTGTTGCTGTTATTGGTATGACAGGTGCGTTGCTGGTGGCAATGATTGAAACTACACGCAGGCATTTGATGTAAATGAAGAGCCGTTGGCTTGTGGCGTTGCCCGCGATTGTTTTGTCTTTGTTTTCTGTTTCTGCCAGCGCCAGTTCGGTGCAGGGATTAGAGGCGGTGGGGTATGTGTTTAGCGACGAAACTCCCGTGCGGAGTTCGGATTTGTACCCATCGTGTGGTTCAGAGATTGAGAACAATATCAATCGGAATTTTGATTATGAGCCGTTCCAGCAGTGCCCTGATGATTACTTTTTGTTGCATTATTCGGGGTTCATTACGATTCCAGAGCATCAGACTGTGCAGTTTTGGTTGGCGCACGATGATGGCGCGACGCTGAGTGTAGGGGATGCGATTGCTGAGGAGTGGTGGTTTGATACGGGTTGTTCGTGGAGTGTTACGGAGTCGGTGTCTTTGCCGAGCGGGGTGCCTGTGTCTTTTGATTCTTGGATGTATGAAAGGGGTGGGAACAGTTGTTATATGTTGGCGTGGTCTTTGGATGGGGGTCAGTTGACGATTGTTCCTGATGGGGCTTTTACGACGCAGGAGAGCGCGGTTACGACTAGCACTTCTACGAGTAGTTCTACGACGACGACAGTTGTACAAGTTCCTGTACAAGTTTCTTCTACGACGACTTCTACGGTTTTTTATTCCCCTGAGCCAAGTACAACAGTGCCAGAATTAGAGCCGATATCACCATCCAGTACAACCACATCTGTGACCTCCATCACTTTACTGCCGATTACTATTACCGACGATACGACCGTAGCACTGCCTGATTTGCCAAGTGTGGATATCGCCGTGCCTGAGCAGGAAGCGGTTATTGAGCCTGTTATTACAGAGCCAACCCCACAGATGCAGGAAGAAGCAGACAATGAGGTTGCGGTGATTATTGATGCTGGTGGGGGCGATGCGTTAGTGATTGACGCTGTGACGGATTTGATTGACGCCGTGGAAACTCCGCAGGAGACGAGCGCGGTTTTGTCGGCTGTGGTGGGTTCGGATTTGTCGGATAGCCAGTTCGCTGAGGTTATTGATGGTGCTTTTTCGTCGGATTTGTCTGATGAGGAGTTGGCGGTGGCTTCTGAATCTGTGTTTGCCGATATTGGGTTGCTTGACGAAACTAGGTTGGACGCGGTGTTG